AAACAAATGAGACTTAAACTATGCAAAGAATAACTGAAAGTCAAACACAGGTTTATATGAATGGTGCGGTATTACCGCAATATCATAATAATAACCTACACATGCTAACTTCTCAATTTTTTGAGAGTGGCAAATCATCTGCTCAAGTTTTAGCAATACTTTGCGGTATGGGAGTACCCCAACCATGGGCTCTGAAATCTATAGAAGAATACAATGTTTCTAAGGGTGATTGCTATGGCGGATGTGAAGGTCCAAATGAACAAAAAAATGATACCACAATGCAATATACACTAACAGAACTTTATGGAAAGGTTACTGAAACCCTTAAAACATTACAAGAAATGCAAGCTGCTGATACCGGAAGAGTTTCTTATTCCTCGGCTAATGCTATAAAAGTTTTGGAAGGTATGCTACCCCACTTTCCAGCATTTCTTAAAAATGCTGATCTTAGCACTATAAGTGAAGAATTAGAAAATTCTGCAACACCTACACTTAAATTTGCTATAGCTAAATCTTTATATAACCAATCTACTCTTTATTCTTGGTTAACTCCTATGCAAGAAATGATATCTTATCTTGACGGTTTTTATGCTAACAGTAAATTAGCATTTAAAGTAAATGAGGCATATGAATCTGCCAAACGCAGAGGTGGTGCTCTTTACAAAAAATTAGGTAAAGATTTATACGATGTTTTAAGTGAATCTACGGAAGATATGAAAAATATCTTTTTAGCTGTTTCTGCTAAACACCCATGGTCTCCAGAATGTAAGAGTATTTTAGCTGACATCGCAACAGAAAATAACATGGTAAAAGAACAGGCCGGGGGAAAAATTGTTAAAATTCTTTCTCCAATACTTACAGAAGGAAAAACTCACGCATTCCATCTTTACGGTAAAGATTATTCTTTTAACGGTAAAGAAGTAAAGGAAGTAGACATTAAAGATACCCGATATAAGGGTGTTCTTGAAGGATTGAAATTATGTAATTACAAAGATGGCACACTAAGCATATATGGTCAAAAGCAGAAATCATTTAATATTCATTTAACTGAAGGAACAGTTAAATTAGGTGATATTGATCTTACCGGTGCAAGTATCATAGAAATTAAAGAAGCTCTTTTAGGAACTAACTTTTTTGGGTACCGCGACCACTGGAAAATGGATTCTGTATGTAAGTTAGTAGAATCCTTTGATATGATTGTTGAGATGGATGAATTTTTATCAATTAATTCCTTAATGTACCCTGCACTTTACCTTACTCTTTTAGCAGTGGAAGAAGGCGTTTATCTACATAGCATTAACGGCGGTATGAATTTAAATGAAATGAAATATTACAAATCTGCTGAAGATGCATGTAAAGCTGTTTTAGAATTTATTAATTATGATGTATCAGCTTACTTAGTAGAACAACTAGAAAAGGAAGGAAGTTTAAAAATTCGTCAACATGGAAATAGGAAGAAAATTCAAGAAATGATAAGTTTTCTTGAAGATAAGAAAATACAGATAAATTCAGCTATCACTAAGGTAGGTGAAACTTCTGAATTGAAAGAAGCACTAGAACTTATTGATACTGAGATTACTGTAAAAGAAAAAGAATTACAAAAAACCTTTATTTCTGAAAAAAAAAGTAAGAGTGACTACCTAAACCAAGGATATGTCGAAGGTAAACTTGGAAAGTCTACTAAAGGCCTTAAGACTGGTACGGAAGTAATGGTTAATGCTGAAGAGTATGCTTCTCTCGGAGATGATGATCTTATAGACATTATTGATCCTAAAAGTGGAAAATCTTACTATCTACCTAAAGAAGAATTAAAGGTATCTCTCTAATTAAAAGCTATTATTATGTTTAAAAGATCGGGTGATGAAACATTCGGTCTTTTTTGTGTATAAAAATAAATAAAGAACATAATGGCACGAAAAAGGAAGTATCTAAACAATCGGGACTTATTAGAAGAGGTTATCAAATCTAAAGGGTTAGATGAACTTACACCTAAAGCTTTAAAAATGTTAATGATGTTAGCTGATAGGTCTTCAACAAAACTTGTTTACCGAAATCCTGAAGATAGGAAAGATTGTATTGCATGTGCTTATATGGATCTTTTTCGTTATTGGAGAAATTTCAATCCAGAAAAAAGTACCAATGCTTTTGCTTATTTCACTGAAATTGCTAAAAGAGGATTTGCTAAGGGATGGAATAAATTACATCCTAAAAAATATGGAGGTACAATTTCCATGAGTAGCGGTGAAGGCATCTATACAATATAATGAGCATCAAAAATATAAAACCGTCACTTAAGTCCGGTTTTAAACAAGGCTATTACACCCCAAAAAATTTTTCTAAGTATGATGGGTCAATGCCTATAATATACAGAAGTAGTTGGGAGCGGAAGTTTTGTCACTGGTGCGATCATAACGAAGAAGTCATATCTTGGGCATCTGAACCATTTTCTATCAAATATTTTAACATTTTAGACAAAAAATTTCATAAGTACTATCCTGATTTTTTCATAAAAATTAAAAAGAAAGTGGGTGATAAGATGGTGACTGAATCTTATGTAGTAGAAATAAAGCCTAAAGCTCAATTTAAAAAGCCTGTACCTCCACGAAGAAAAACTAATAAATCATTAAAGAGTTACAAGTGGGCATACGAAGCCTTTATTCGTAATTTGTGTAAAACTGATGCTTTACAAAAAATAGCAGACTCACGCAAATTTAAAGTGATGTTGTTGACTGAAGATTCAAAGTTATTTTAATGGAACGCTTTTCACAGAAAATAAAGGATTATGTTAAAGAGGTTGGAGGTAGAAATAAAGCTTCACAAAATTCTTTTAAAGAAATAGAGAAGCTTCTTAAAACTACAGAAGCTACCCGATCAAATGGAAGACTTAAAAAAGGTAAGATGTACTGCTTCCGATATTTTACTCCTGATGAAAAGGCATATGATAGTTATCCTGTTGTGATAGGTTTAGGTAAAAGCGATGACGGCCACCAATTAGGTATTAATTTACATTACATACCCTACTTAAGTAGGATACGTTTTGTACAATCTTTTTTAGATTCTTATGCAGGTTCTATGAGAGAATCTACTATGGGAAACATGGCATTAAATGCCGCGGCTCAACATTCTATTAATGTCTTAAATTACTTTAACATTAAAGGTGCATTTGGAAATAAATTTAATATGACACGTGCCATTAGACAGTATAAGATGGATAGGATGAGAAACTCAATTCAACTGAGTTATGAGAATTGGCACCTCGGTGTTGTAAATGATGAAAACTATTTTATAGGTATGAATATTAATGAGGCACAGTCAAAGATTTATGGCTAATATATAATTTAACAAAATAAAATTATGGCAGGTTTTACTGAAAGACGGAGGGGACCGTTAACAAACTCTAACCCCGTTAGGAAGTTACTTAAAGAGCTATCAAATTTAGGCATGGCCTATGATGATATGATTCTTCGCAATTCACGAGCTATAGGATTTACTGAGAATGCAATGGGTTATACCATGAACCCAATGTCGGCAGATAATGAAGATATCTACGCAGCCTTTGCGGCACTTTCATTAACTGACACAAGTCTTAAAAAGAACATCTCTTTCTTTGATAAAGATTATGAAAAGAAAAGAGAACAGCTTAGAGTATTTGCAGTACAAGATGAAGTAGAGGAAATATTAGATGTTATAGTTGATGAGGCTGTTGTTTTTGATGAATCTAATTATATGGCGTATTCTTCATTTCACGGTCAAATATCTTCAGCAATTGATGAAGAGATAAATGATGTTTACAATAATATCTACCAGTACTTCGGTTTCATGGATGCTATAGGACCGTGGAATTATTTTAGGAAATGGTTAGTAGATGGGTTTTTAGCTTTTGAAATTGTATATAATGATAAACAAACAGAGATTATAGGATTTAAAGAATTAGATCCTATATCTTTAATGCCAGCCATTGATCCTGAAACTGGTAAAAAGATGTGGATTCAATACCAAGGACAAGGTGTAAAAGAAAGAGAATTGTGGGATGCTCAAATAATTTATCTTTCTTATTCTCAAGTTAACTCACCACAGAGGATTAGTTATGTGGAGAGGTTAATTAGATCTTTTAACTTACTTCGCATCATGGAGAACACTCGGATTATTTGGGCTGTTACAAATGCATCTTTCAAAACTAAGTTCGTTATACCAGTAGGAGGTAAGTCAAAAACGAGAGCCAAACAATCTCTTTCTTCATTGATGAACAATTACCGAGAGGTGGTTGATTTTAATTATGAGACTGGAGAAATTACAACTAATGGAAAACCAATGATGCCCTTTAATAAGGAATATTGGCTACCTAGTAAGGATGGCGAATCTCCAGAGATTGAAACCATTGGGGGAGACGGTCCAGACTTAGGAGACACAGAATCTTTGAAATATTTTGCAGATAGGTTAAAGATAGCTTCTAAAATTCCTTTCTCACGTTTTGATAGAGAAGGTGCGAGTAGCTATAACATGGAAGCTAGCGGAGCACTAAGGGATGAGATTAAGTTCGGTAAATTTATTACTAGACTTCGATCAATTTGGATGGAGATCTTGGTTAAACCACTTTATCTCCAAATGATTCTTAATCACCCAGAACTTAAGAATGATGTTTACTTTAAATCTCACTTAGGTTTGGACTTTGTTAAAGATAATGTTTTTGAAGAAATGAAGGACATGGAATTGGCAACTAAGAGAGTTGATTTTATAGGCAATATGAAAACCCAGTTAAGTACAATGGATGCAGAAATGCAAGAAGTACCATACTTTGATTTAGGATGGATGATTAAAAGATGGGGTGGATTCACTAAAGAGGACATACGACAAAACGAAAGAGCTAAAGTAAGAGCCGCACTAGAAGAGGAGGGGTACAAAGATTCAGACATTGAAAAGATACTAATGGGATCTGACAAAAAGGATTTTAAACCTGAAAAGAAAGAAGGTGATGAGGGCATAGAAGCAGCTGAAGGTGATCCTTTAGCAGGTCTTGGATAAAAAATAATATGGTATGTCTGAGGGATATAAAAACCAATGACAACTATAATATATAAACAAATAACTTTTGTAGATGCAAAAAATTAATCTTTTAATATTAGAGCGGTCAACGTCTAATCTACTCTCAACCAAAGGTAAAGATGGTAGCATTGTACTAGAGGGAGTTTTTACTGAAATAGGTAAGAAAAACAAAAATAACCGAATTTACGAGGAGGATGAGGTATTACCTCACATAAACGAACTTAAAAAGAAAGTGGGAACAGGTAAACTTTTAGGCGAGCTTGATCATCCCAAAGAATTTGATGTTAGTTTATCCAATGTATCCCACGTAGTCGAAGAACTTAATTACGATCCTCATAAAAAACAGGTTACTGGACGTATTCGTCTTCTTAATACCTCTAAAGGTAAAGAAGCTCAATCTCTTATTGAAGATGGAATTCCTTTACATATTTCAAGTAGGGCCGCCGGAACAGTAGGACAAGATGGTAAAGTAAAAATTAAAAAGTTTTTTACTTATGATTTAGTAGCAGATCCTGGATTTGAGAATGCAGAACTGACTAGGGTCAACGAATCTTTTGGTTATGAAAAGTCAGATGATTTATTCATTTACGAAATGGACAAAAATTATGAAGAAAAACAAGATACTGAAATGAGCCAACAAGACTTTGTAACAGTGGAAGATTTCAACAAATATTCCGAATATTTAAAAAATGAAATTACTTCTCTTAAAGAATCTGGGTCTTCGGCAGATACGGATACGATGGACAAATTAATTAAGTACACTGAACATGTAGCCGAAAGGGTTAATCAATTAAATGATTACACAGAATACCTATCTGAAAATTTGGATAAGAGCATATCACACACTGATTATGTAGTTGAAAATGTTAATCAAATTAAAAATTATGCTAAGTATTTAGCCGAAGAGTTAGACAATAGTATTCAATACAGTGAACACGTAGCTGAGAAAGCTGATCAAGGTATAGAATTTTCTAATTATCTAGCAGAGAACTTGGATAAGGGAATAGCTTATTCTGAATATGTAGCAGAAAAACTTAATAGCGGCCTTAAGTACTCTGAGTATCTCAAAGAGAACTTAGAAAAGGTAGGTGATTATACTGAATACATTGCTGAAAATATTAATGAACACTTATTAGAATCAAAAAAACCGGTAAAAACGGCTAAGACTGGAATTATTACTGAAAAGGTAACTGCTAATTACAAAACTTCAATAACAGAAAAATTAAATTCACTTATTGAAAAAGCTGAAGAAAATCACGCAAAATTTGTTACTCCAGAAACAAGATTTTTTGCTCTCTTAAACGAAAATAAGAAGGCACAATTTGAATCACTAAATGAATCAAAACAAAAAGAGATTATTTCTAAGTTTAATTCTTCTAGGTGTCTTTCTACTATAGAAGCTGAAAACATCTGGGAATCTTGCTTCATTCCTGAAAGGAAGACTTTAAATTTTATAGATGATATGCCGGACAAATACTTACAAAAATGGACTGCACTTTCTAAAGCAGATCAATCTAGAGTCGTGGCTGAATCTAATTTCTTCCCATTAAACACACCGTATCAGATCAATAATTTTTGGCAGACAAGAGATTTAAGAGTATCAAAATTGACGATGCAACCAATAAATGAAAGTAAAACAGCTGCTGAATCTTCTAAAATTGAAAAGCCATTAGTCAATCCAGACTATGCTAAGGACTTAGTAGAAAAAGTGAAATTTAACCTTCGTCGCTAAAACATATCCCCCCTCACTTGAAAGTAACCCGGATTTATACCGGGTTTCTTTTTGCACAAAAACGAAGAGTTTTGACCAAAATTTAAGAGATAAATAGTATTGAATGGTTGAGGAGGTGAACATGTTCCTTTACTTCCATTAAAAAAAATGAAGTCAATATGAAAAACTTGTTTTTAACGCTTGTGTTTGTTATTTGTAGTCTGGCTGGATTTTCCCAACAAGAAAAGGGAGATATTCAGTTAAGTGCTTTGAATGTATCGTCCGCGGATGTTTCTATCGATGTTTCTTCACCGGCTGTTACCTATTATATTACAGATAATATAGGTCTTTCAGCAGGTATAGCAAACTTTGAGGATATCAATCTTGGGCTTAAGTATTACGTCAAGGATAATAACTTCGCATCTGTTGGTTACGGTACTGGTTCAGAATCTTTTGATATAAGTCTTGGCAGGACTTATGGATGGGGAGACCATGTACAAATAGAACCACAACTTAACTTCACTAATATTATTAGTGATGATAGGAACCTGGGACTAAGTGTCCACTTGAACTTAGTATTTTAAACCCAATAAAAAAAGATAAAAAATTATGGACAAAATTTTTGGAATGATCAAAGGTTTTTTCAGCGGGGTAACTGATCTCTTAATGACTCTACTTTCAGTAGGCATTTTAGTTCAAGTACTTTTCGGAGCTCCTGTTTTCGGGATCGATGTTGTTGGAAATGTAACCGGCTTGATAGATGGATTAGGTAATTCTGGTTTTGTAGGATTACTTGCAGTCATCATTTTGGTCAAGTTGATTGATCGGAAGTAAATAGACCGATAACTAATTAAACCTCAGTTTGCCGCTGAGGTTTTTTTATGCACACTTGCAATATAATATAAAGTGAAAAAAATTAGCTAGGCATAGATATATAATAAGTAATCTAAAAAGCCAAGAAGCAAAAGGCTTAGATTAAAACTAAAACTCATTTTAAAAATAATACAACGAAATGTATAATCAAATGATTAATGAGGCTGAGGTGCAAAAAACCTGGGGTCCTATTATCGAGGAGGCTACTGGTGTGACTGACAAAGACAAGTTAACGTGGATGTCAAAATACTGTCACTACCATAACCTAAACGAGAATGCTTGGAACCAAGTACACCTTAACCCAAATGTTAACGTTCCAGGAATGGGCAACACTGCCTTTCCCGGAGATCCAGGTTCGTTAGACCAGTTTGCTGGTCAAGCTACAGGATCAGGTGACAGACCATTTTCTTTGCTTCCTCTTGCTATGCAAGTTGCTGCTCAGACAGTAGGTTTGGACCTAGTACCAGTTGTACCAATGCAAGGCCCTATGGGAGTTCTTACTTACTTAGACTTTGTATATGCAGGTGGTAGAATTCAAC